CCCTATCAGGATATTTGAAGGCTCAAGACAGTGTGTCGAAGGGTCTGCTATTGTTGATACACCAAGTAACTTGTGAAGGTTATTTGGGCATCATCTATCGTACCAAAGGAGGTTATCTTATGATAACAATCACTTCGGCCGATAAGGCATGCATCTGTAAGACCGCTAGAGCTGTAGGTTCTCCCAAGAAGCTCGCTCACCGCCTCACTAACCAGTTCACTAACTGGATTAAGGAGAACGGTCTTGAGTGGGCTATCTCAAGGGAGAAGGAGATGAAGCTCTGGTACCTTAATCGGTTATCAGAGGATCCATCTATACCAGACTGGGTAGCTCACGATAAGAACGGTTTACCCGTTAATGCTTATCGTGAAGTCTTCTTAATGAAGAATACTGCCAGGGCCTTAGCCCTTCTGTCTTTGGGCTCCATGTTCAAGTGGAGACCCGGACAGTTCAGTCATAACCAGACCAATAAGTTCCTCAGTGGAATACTGGCATTGGACACGCCGGTATCCCGTGAGGATCTCCGTTCCGATGAGTTCTTTCGGACTCATGGGGGAGAAGTCTACTTCAATGAGGGTCTTCCGGCACTTGTACCGGCATTACCCTACAATGAGAAGATTAACTATTGGAATGGTAAGGGTCGCCCTGCCTTTGATCGAGTGAAGTTTAAAGACTTCCTCTCAAGATGTGAGAGTATACTCGATCCTGATAGGCTGGGTCCTGTGCCACCCGAGTATTATCGGGGTAGTCTTCCTGAGAAGGATGACAAAGGGCACGGGAGGCGTGTAACCTCTATACAGGATGCACGTAAGTATCTAGATCAAGACCTACAGAATAACTTCCCGATGTCTGTTGCAACTTTCTTGCATGACATCAATAGGGATGACTTGATCCCTGAGTGCCACTGGTCCAGTGGTATCCCAGGGTATGGACGTTTGGTCGGCCTGACCCAAAGTCATGGCCGGCTCGTCCTTATTCAGGAACCTTACCTGAAACCAAGACCTGTAGGAAACCCCAACCGTATCCTCCAGTATTATCTGGAGCCACTTGCTGATTTCTTCAACCTCTTGGGTACCACAAAAGGTAACTCAATGATGGATCAAGAAAGCGGTAAGAGATGGGCACAAGGGAAGCTCTCACAAGGAGTGGAACTTGCTTGTTCCGATCTTACCAGTGCAAGTGACCTTTTTGACTTTGATACAGTCACTAAGTGGATGCGGGAGGAGTATTACATCGACGAGATCCTTTCTGATGATGCCTATGATTTCTGGCAATCATCAATGGCCCTCTTTAAGGATTCCACAAAGAACTGGGTTTTCAATCCCCAGATCTTAGACAAGCATGCTCCGAATAAGGAGTACTTGATCTCGTGGAAGAGAGGATGGTGTCTCGGGACAAGAGCCTCTTTCGGCTTCCTGTCTCTGGCTAACATCATGTGTGCCAGACGCGCCTGTAGAGATGCAGGCCTGCCGTATAATGACACCTTTAGGATCGTTGGCGATGACATAGTTATGGACTCAAGACTTGAACCCCAATACAAGAAGTATATTCTTGAACTTGGTGGCAAAGTCAATGAGACTAAGACTATGCGATCTAGTAAGGTAGCAGAGTTCGCGGGGTCCATCATCACCCCGGACTACATCATGCCTAAGAACTTGAAGTTTAGACACTTCACTACAGATCATAGTAGTGAAGCGACTAATGTTCTTAGGACTTCCTATGCCTCTGTGTTTGATATCTTCAGGTTGGCTGACTTAGTTGGCAGCCAGGCCATCGGATTGTTAAACAAGAAGCAGAGAAAGTTGTACCATAAGTATAAGATGGTACCAGGTGTAGCTGTCTCGGGACCATGGTCTCAGAATAGTCATGGTGAACCTTTATCAAAACGGGTTCACTATGCTGAGACGGTCCTTGAGCCGAACAAACCCGATAAGGATATTCAGGAGACAACCCTTGAAATGTCGCTGTTAAAGGCGTCAATTCAAGAGTCTCCCCTTCTTCGGGATAATCTGGAGTCAGAGAGCCAGATTGATGATTCTGGTGATCCTCACATATCAACTGTTCATACAGTAGAGGATATCTCTGACATGGGTCCTTCCTTTGATCTTCCTCGTTTTACGGGGAAGAAGGACCACTACCAGACTCCTATACTGGGTACACCACCCAGTGAGTCACTTATCCGAGAGCATGAACATGGGGATCCGAGGGCTCGCGCCCCAGGTCCCGATGACTTCCTGAAGAAGGAGTCATCTCTATCCAACGAGGACAAACTTCCAGCGAAGGGTTCGGGTAAACCGACCTTCAAGGATGATTTTGATCCACTTGGAGAAGGTACCAACAATAGGTACCAACGGCCTGTTCATGAAAAGATATCATACGAGGAGATGCCTTCTCTGGCAGAACCTCAAGATATCTCTCGGACCAGATCCATTCGTAACCGCCTCACCATGTCCCGTGAATTCGGACCGATAACTCGAACAGCTATCCTCAGGGTACTTCACTCTGAGGTTAGTGAGTTATCGAATTCTCGAGTTCAAGGGATCCTGGATGAATTGGGAACATCCCTTGAGGATCAGTCCTTAAGGGAGTACCTGAGTACCATAACAGTAGGAGATATTATCTCCTTCTGTGAACCTTTAGAAGAGGTTCAAGATGATACCCTCACCAAGGATATCACTTGATGGTATGGTCAATCTGAGCCCTATGTTACGGGCCGACAGCTGACCGGCGGCTACTCTGCCTTAAACACCTGCACTCTAGTAGAATACAGATGTCACC